CCTTCTGAGGACCCGCTACCAGAAATACCGTTACCAGCTGTAATTGTTGCTACGTAGTTACCAGTTGTTTTTGTTCCCAGTGCAATACCATCATCTTTAACTCTGAGAGCGCCACCAGAAATTTCAATTGTTGAGCTATCTACATTAGCGAATACACCAGTTGAGTTTGCAACAATACCACCACCAGCAACGACTGCTACGGTTGGAGTAGATCCTTCTGAAGTACCATTGCCAGACAAACCATTACCTGCTGTAATTGTTGCAACATAGTTACCTGTAGTATCTGTGCCAAGTGCAATAGCATCTGCAGCAATAGTTGCTACACCGTTCGCATCGATTGTAATATCACCAGATACAGATACGTTTCTGAATACACCGGTTGAGTTTGCAACAAGGATCTGTGCACCAGTGACACCGGATGTCTCAACATCAGATAAATCACTCAGTGAAGTAGCAGGATTACCCCAGTACAAACCACCTGTTGAATTTGCTAAAAGTGCCTGAGCGTTACCAGAAGATCCATTTGCATAAATTTTAGTAGGTACAAGATTAGCAACTCTGATCTCGTCCAAATACCCGGTACCATTAGCAACAAGTGCTTGATTAGCTGTAAGAGTACCAGGATATCTTCTACCACCAATAGGACGAACATACTGCCCATCACCAATGAATAGTACCTCACCATTAGACGTATACGCTAATTCACCGTCTTCCAGTGTTGCTGGCACCGCCGTCAGGGCGGAACGCTTAATTTGAATAAGATTAGACATCTTTTACCTTTTTTATAATTATTATGCTAGAACGAACCGCCGTTTACGTTTGGAGTCTTTAATATATATTTATCACTATTGGCATCGTACACCAAAGTTGCTCCATCGACTAGTTCTTGCTCAACAACATCAAAAAGTTGATCCAATCTTGGTTTTGTTACTAGGGAAAGCGGGGAAACAGATACTAACTGTTGGCCTACAGTGGTTACAGACGCCTTAATTGTTCCACCGCCTGGTGTTACTAGTTGTGCTTTTATGACTGACATTTGGTTACCTCGTTACGCCAGGGGTTACTGTTACGATACCTTCTACAATTCTTGTCACTACATTCGCTGAACTTGTTATTTCAACATCGTAAACATACCTACCGGGCTCAATATTAGCAGTTTGATTTGCTGTTAACTGTAAGCCAACTGTACCACTCATTCCACCAAGAGATACTGAAAATGATCTAGAGTTAGATGATGAGTAAGTTTTTCTCATCTGAGATGCACCGGTATAACCGGTTAGATTAATGGCACCACCATCCACATCAGTCAATGCAATTGATGTATTAAAGTTAGTGCCTTGATCTATAATTAAATTAGCCTTTGTTGCCATTTTTTAACTCTTCTATTTCTTGTTTTAGTTCTACAATAGCAGCAAATGCAAGAGCCGATAACTTCTCATAATCTACTGCAAGAGTGCCATCCGTTCTCGTTCTTACTGCAAGTGGGAATGCTTTTTCTACATCCTGAGCAATGACACCAAAGTCATTCTTAACAACAAAGTATCCATCTTCACCACCACGTTCATCAATATAATCCTGAGTCCAGCTAAATGTCTTACCACCAATCTGTGATACAATATCAACTGCACCCTTAATATCTTCAACATTCTCTTTGAATTTTATGTCCGAAGGTGCAAACGCTGTAATATTATTTAGAGCTCTAATTTCACCGGAAGTACCCAATGTTGCACCACCAACTGATAGTGACTTAATTGATGTGTTAGCGTTTGTTGCTAGGATCTGCTCTCTACCAATCGCTGTGACTACTGTTGAGTTTGCAATACGTAACTCTTCAAAAGTAACATAAGAGTTAACAGTAGTGGTACCTAATCTTACACCTGAGGTGAAATCAATATTACCAATATGAGTTGCATTAGCTGAATAGTAACCTGTTGCGTTAGCTACACCAGTACTGTACATACCTGTTGCATTGGCTAAGAATGTTGTATGGTTCTTAATTGATGATGATGTGATTACAGTATTAACTGAGCTATTACCAAGTCGTATAGCATTAGTATCCATACTTGCACCATTGGTGGCTGCAATAGCAGATACTGTAAATGATGTGGATGTATTAACAGCACCAACTACTTGCAACGCACCACTCAAATAGTTCCGTACCTCATTATTACAGAAAATACCAAATCTATTTGTTACTCTTGTGTTATTGGTTGGGTAATCACCATATAACAAGTAGCCATTGGTTACTGTCATTGACGCACCTGGTTCAATAGTACTATGATAACCAAATGCATTACCGATATTACCAGTACTTGAACCTACAATCAGTGACTTGCTGCCATACGCTACGTTAATTATACCAGTACTAACTGCTCCAACTGCTGTGTACGTACCATATGCAGCATCAACAGTATTAGCTGCTGTACCACCAGCTTGGTTATATGCAGAGAAATAACCACCAAACGCCGTTGTTGTTCTCGCATTTGCACCAACCGTATTTGCATTGAAGACCTGACCTATGGAACCATAGTGTGTTGAATTAAGGTTTGCACCAGCAGAATTTCTATTCTGCGAGTTATTGAAAGCCTGATCATACCCACCCACAACGTATCGAGCAGCTGCGTGAGCTACGTTGGAATTATGAACAATAGTCCAATTTCCACCCCAGTCATTGTCTGTTGTATATGCTTTAATGATATTCAATGCATATGTCGATGGCGTAGAGTTACCAATACCAACTGCACCAGATGTCGTATTACCAATAATCAACGTGGTAGCATTTGCGGTAATATTACCAAGTGCAATATTCAATCCATTTGCATTTAAGTTACCAGTTGCGTTTGCATAACCGGCAATTGTTGTGTTGCCTGCACCTAAAGCACCATTGAATGTCAATGCACCAGTAACGGTTACAGCGTTACTGAAGGTAGCAGCACCTGTTACAGCTAATGTATTTGAGAATGTTGCAGCACCTGTTAAATTCAAAGTATTGCTAAATGTGACCGCACGTGTTACAGATAACGTGCTACCAAATGTAACAGCACCAGTTGCAGATAACGTGTTACTAAATGTAACAGCACCGGTTGCAGATAGCGTGTTGCTAAATGTAGCTACATTGTTAAATGTAGCTACTCCGGTTATCAATGAGTTACCTGATACAATCAGGTTACCTGAAATATTTGTGTATGTGTTGACCGTAAGATGTGCACCAATACTCAATAGTCCAGTTACATTAGCAGATCCAGTTACTTGTAATGCCACTGTAGGAGCAGTATTATTGATACCAACTCTATTATTAACAGCATCAACAAAGAATGTACCAGCGTCGATGTTTACATTACCAGCCAAAGTATGTGATGTACCACTGATAGTCACATTACCACCAAGAGTTACATTGTTAGCTAATGTAGTGTTACCAACAACATTCAACATACCAGACAGGTAGTTGTTTGATTCACCCTGCATGTAGATACCAAACTTATTAGTTGTGTTTGAACCGGTGTGTGAACCAAAGTATAGATAACCCGTTGTAATTGTGCCTAATGTATTACTTTCAACTGTTGAAGAAACACCATACGCTGTTGATATGTTACCTGTGACGGTTGAGTTAGCAACTTGAACTAAAGAATTCAAACCAGTTGCAGTAGAAATTACACCTCTACCCCATGATCTTGCTACAGCAGTTACAGCGGCTGCGCTGCTAACAGTATTAGCAGTCGTACCACCTGCAGCATTTCTAGATTCAAAGTATCCAGCACCTAACAAGGTCAATCTTGAGTTCTCAGTACCCATCTCAGTATTAGCATTTTTTGCTATTACTACTGTACCGTACAAATCATTACCAGGATTACCGTTTGTTGAGTTAGCACTCAAAGTATTTGCAAAAGCCTGGATATATTGTGAGTAGTGCTGTCTTGCAGCAGTCATTGTTGCATTGTTGTATACTGTACTGATCGATGAGCCGTAGCTAGTTGCATCAGATGCGTATGTCTTGTAGATTGATAATCCTGTGTTAGTTAGGAATGTTGTGTTACCAATCGTGATCACGCCAGATATATTATTACCAATCTTCAACGTTGTTGAGTTAGCAGTCATGTTACCAAGAGCAATTATAACTTGATTGGCGTATACATTTGTTGTCGAGGTAATGTCGGAATTAAAAACAATAGGTAAATTGAATGTAACACCGTTAGAGAATGTTACGTTACCCGTAACCGATAAGGTATTACTTAATGTTGTAGCACCAGCAACAGATAATGTGTTACTTAATGTGACACCACCAGTTACAGCCAATGTATTGGTAAATGCAGATGCACCAGCTACAGATAAGGTATTACCAAAAGTTACTTGACCTGTGTACTGTGTAGTACCAGTAAATGCTGTAGTACCACCAATTGAGAGTGAACCACCAATTGTAGTGTTACCAGCAATTATGAGGTTGTTACCAATAGCAGTTAGACCTGTTACACCGAGTCCACCTCTTACTGTTAGTAGTTTAGGAGTAATAAAATGACCAGGTTGAGCTGTTGCAGCAATTGATGATAGATTGATTGCTGTACCACCAGGAGTAGCTGCTAGCTGAATATGTGATGCATTAGCTGTGATTATATAATAATCAGTATTATTAGCAAGACCACCAATAACAGTGTTACCTGTTCCTACTGAGTATGTTACAATATCATTGTTGGAGATATTAGTAGTATCACCAGCAGATATAAATCCTTTTATGGAGCTGTTACCAACCAGTACTGATGATGCATTACCAGAGAATGTAAGTGTAGTAGTATTGGATACTAATAACCGGTTAACAAACGAGATACCACCATTAACTCTTAGGCTACTATTAGCTACAACTGCACCGTTTACTGTTAACGTACTATTTGCTGTTATAGGAGGTGCTAAAATTACAGATGCGGCTCCAGATGTAACTTCGAAGTTACCCAAACTCTTTAGCCCACCATTAAAGAACACTTGACTATTACGGAAGTTGATAGCTGTGCTTGTTACGTCAAAATCACCAACAGTACTGACGAGCCCCTGGGTCGTTATACTTGCTGCATTTATATTATTAGCAAAATTAGCAGTTCTATTGACTTGTAAAGTTAACAGTGTTGTATTGGATGCAGCAGCCAGTGTACCTCTCACCTGAGCGCCTGGAGCCACTAGGAAATGACCTGGCTGTGAGCTGGTAGGTACTGATGTTAGGTTTACAGCTGCATTGGATGATGCATTGACCAACTGAATAGCTGTTGAGTTGGTAGTCAGTATATAATAAGCTGCACCATTAGTTAAACCACCAATAGCTGTGTTTCCTGTATTTGCAATATATGTAACTAGATCATTATTAGAATATGAACCAGTTCTTGCACCCATCAGCAAGAAACCATTAGCAGTGCTATTACCAATTAGCACTGTTGTTGTATTACCATTGAATGTCTGTGCACCACCACCAGAAGAAACACCTGAACTGCCACCACCAATTGAGCCTGTAACAACAACATTACCTGCAATAATTAAATCTCCACCAACTTGTAGGTTCGCTCCCACGTTAGCCATACCGGAAATCTTAGCATCACCAGCAACTTCCAAAGCTACTGATGGTGATGCAGTATTAACACCTAATCTATTTGTTGATGCGTCTAGTACAAAACTACCCGAGTCAAAAATAACGTTTCCAGCAACAGAAAGAGTACTGCCAAGAGATACTGCACCGACAATATTAGCTGTGTTACTGAATGTAACATTGCCTACTACTGCTAAAGTGTTACTCAATACAACATTACCAGTTACTGCTAGCGTATTACTAAATGTAACATTACCAACTGCTGATACACTATTACTGAATGCTACACCACCAGTATACTGAACAGTGCCTGTGAAAGCTGTGTTACCTGCAACAGTAAGCACACCACCAACTGTTGTGTTACCTGTTATGTTTGCTTGACCTGTAACGTGCAGAGCAACGCCAGGAGCCGTGTTGTTTATACCAACTCTGTTATTGACGGAATCAACATATAGTGTTCCGGAGTCGATGTTAACATTGCCTCCAACAACATGCGAAGTACCACTAATGGTTACATTACCAGCTATATTTGCTAACCCACTAATAGTAGCGTTACCAGAAGCAGTAATAGATTGCGTACCTATCCCAGTAGTAGTGATTGTTGTATTAACAGTTGAGTTACCAACCGATACATTACTCGTCACAAAGAGAACATTACTTGTAGTTAGTGTACCACCCCTTAGACCAAGGGTACCAGATCCACTTACAACAACACTGTTTGATACAAACGTACCATTAATTACAGCATTACCAGTTGTAATACTACCAGCAGTATTTGCTACAGCAGTAACAGTGTATGTGGAGTATCCATATAACAGAGTGTTGGTTTTATCAACCCAGTTTTGGAATGAATCTGTTACGATATTTACATTAGATGTTTGGATTGCCATTGTTCTCTCTTCGTATTAAAACTGATAACATACTCTTGATATCATCAAGATCGCCTTTTAGGTTATCAATTTGACCTTGCAAATCGTTGTGGTTTTTTTGTTGAGCTCGTTGCTGCTTATAGAGACTGTAGGCCTCCGCATTTGTATTTATTAGTGCGTGATTACTACTATCTCTATTAAAACTACCATCATCAGTTTTTATAATCATACAGACACCGCTAAAGCCCTTATATCTTTAATTTTAGGAATATTCTGAGTATTATCTGACAATAATACAATTTTTATACAAAATATTTTATATGTGCTGTAAGCTGATCTTGATGTATCATAATACTGTACTACGGAGCTATCAGCCCAATACTTGAATGCAGTAAGTGGCTGTGTAACTTTCTCTACGGTTAAACCAGTAGTAGTTGTATTTGAATAAGGACCAGTGTTACTTGTTAACTGTAATGACGTACTATTTGTAACAGCATTTACTACATTAATTTCGTAATCAGTATTTGTATCGGTGTTCACAATTTTGATTAAATCACCAACAACAAGATCAGTATTAAATGTTGTAGAGGATCCTGTTATAGTATTGTTGCTGTTCGTAGCTGCGACACCAGTTAATCTTGTTGCAGGAGGTGTCTTAGGTAATGAATACTCATACTCAAGGTAATCCTCCTCATCTGCTAGATCACTGAATAAACTAGTTTCTGTAGTCTGATCCAATAGAGTCCATTCTTTAGAATCAAACTGACCACCATCATCGTTACTCAATATTTTAGTATAAACTAAAACACTAGTACCCGCAGGCTTGTATGCAGTCACATAAAACTTCATATCCTCTGCATCGAGACCGTCAGCTAGAACAACACGCTTGGATATATATTTCACTTCTGCATTACCATACTTGGTATTTTCATCTGCGCTGGAATTATTAATCCTGTTTTGTAGTAATACAACACTAGCTGGTGTTAGATCTATAACAGGGCTTACTTTATCTGATGTTGATGGTCTACCTAAAGTAGCTGTAATCCGTAAAGATTTATTACCACTATGGTTAGCTATCTCATTACTTCTTGATCTCATTTCCAACTCAACGTCATTTTTATTAGATACTCCAAATCCAATATTTCCTGTACTAAAAGAATTAGAAGTAGTAGCTGCGTTCTGGGACAAATCAATACTTGCTGATGAAGGTGTTAATGTAGATGCATGAACTTCTAGGAAGTTATAAGCATAATCATCTATGGAACTAATCACGGCTGTTGCATCTGATTTAGATCCTACTATAGTTTTTGTTGCCTGGAACAAAAAGGAAGCATTAGCTGCTGTTGAGCTATCAATAACGATTGTGTCATCATTACCAATCTCAGCTACACGGCCAGTTACAGCTTTCTGTATATTTAAATATGTAGTAGAACCATCAGCTAATCGTTCAGGCCAGTCTTTTAGTAACAGAAGTGATGATGTCACCCCAAGTACCATATTAACCTGAAAATGTTCTGTAACTCCGTGATGAGCCACACCAGACGCCGCTGTTGCTAAAGGAGCATCTATAGTGAGTTGAGTAGTGTTTGCAATAGCAGTTACTTCACGGACACTATTACCAATAAGTAAATAATCACCTACACTATACTCGGTTGTGAAACTTGTTCCAGAACCAGTGATTGTTGTAGGTGCACTATTTGATACGGTGCCGGTCTTTAAGACCTTATCAGTACCATATACCATTAGCACATTTTCACCACGAGTCAGCAATGCCGTCAGTGATGATGATGTGACTACAAATGGCGATGATACGTTACTTGTTAGATTAGCAGATGTAATGAATGTATTAGACTTCTGAGCAATCAACTCACCACCTTCAAAACTACCTTCAGTATTTGATAAAGTAAAGAACTCATAGTTTTTATTCTCCAGCACTATAGTTCCGGATGAAGGTGTAAATTTAGCGTAGTATAAATTAAATTTAAGATCCTCTGTTTGTACTGGGGTCCATACTTTATCATTCGATGAAATAAACAATACTCCAACACCAAAGTCACCATTATCAATCTTGTTACTAGATACATCTGGCTGACCTGGTACTGCAGTCCATACAGCGTAATCAGGTGAGTTTTGATCTGGGAGAATTGCAATACAGTAGTCTATGTTATTTCTAATAAACACAGGGGTATCTAAAACAACAGTAGTTGCTACTTGTCCCGTATTGCTTACATTTACATCGTCAGCAGAAATAAACTTGTTAGAAAGGATTATAGGGGTAGGTACACCATTTAGAGTTTCACGGATTTGAACTGCTATACCAGCGGTCGTACTTTTACTCTTAAAGAATAAGTCTAACTTGGTTATATAACACCCATCACCGCTATCATTGAAGTTTAAATTAAAGGTCTGTGCAAGAGGGTCCCATCTTATAACACGCTGTGTTGTAGTTGTCGTTACATCAATAGTTGTCTGGTATACAGCTGGAAATGATGCAGGGGCTTTGGTAATCATCGAGAGATTTGTCATCTCTTTCTTGAAGTTGTAAGCATTGTAAGGGGCAGTTACCCTTGATACTGCGCTATCTGAACTTTCATAACTATCTGTATCAACAATTAAAACTTCACGCTGACCAACGTTGAATGTGTTTCCTGGTATAAAGAATGCACCAGCTAATCCACCTGTACTATTAGCAACTAGGTTAGCACCAACTGGTCCTATGAATGAGAAATTGGTACTCTGAGATAATCCCTCTGTACCCCCATTGAGATCGGCCATACTAACAACCTGAGCAGGTCTACTTTGGAGTGGTTTTCCATCAAAGAATACATAGTGTCTTGCACCAGGTCTGAGTCCAATAACAACAAACTCAACTTGTTGTTCTCTAATAAATGGATTGAAGTCAAACTGGGATACAAAATCTCCAATATCCTCCTTTGTTTGAACAGTCTTACCAGGAACAATTGATCCAGTTGTTGTTGCGGTAGTAGTTGTTGTTTTCTGTTCTTGTACAGCAAAATTTTTACCTTGTGCTGTCGTCACGAAATCTGAAGTATTGACAGTTATTGTTTTACCTGTTCCTTTGAGAGTAAAGTTATCATTTATAGAATTAACAATAGCGTTAAATTGCTTTGAAAAGTCGATAGTGAAGGAGGTTGCTTTTGTTGTTAAGTCATAGTAGTTATCATACTCCGGGAATAATCTCATAGTACCACGATAAGCCCAAGCAAGAGTTGCTACCGTTCTTGATTTTGTTGCGAGCGGTTGTGTTAACGCTAACTCATCGGTGTAGCTCAGCATCGCATAGTCACCTTTTCTCACAAAACTCGTCGATGATGCTGTGTTTATTGATAAGTCAATCTTTTTCTGAGTATTCGGAGGTCTACCATATGATTTATCAGTATCAATTAAAAAATCAAACTCAGGATCATCAGGATTTGCAATATCATAATTATTCATTGGATCTACAAAGAATCCATTCTTAAACCTTGAAACTGCAGTATTAGCTTCACTAGGTATTACTATATCTTTTGTATTCTTTTCTAACGTGTTAAGAAGAGAATAATATTCAAGACTTGATAGACGTTCCTCTATCTGTCTTATGTCCTTCATTGTATAACGCTTCACCTGATCGGTTTTTACTAATGTGGCATACTCAGGGCGCTGAGATGCCGTAGCTACCTTTGGAGATAGGGAAGGAAACGGGGGTATTATCAATGTACCTAGCGACATTGATTTACTTGGTACTACGCTAGGAACTGGGCTAGCATTTGGTAAACCTTCTTTGATATAGAAGTTACTATTTCTATCAACAATAATACGATCAGCACGGGGCATAAAATATGTGATATCTGCTTCAAATACTTCGTTAGGAGCAGGAAAATACACTGATCCAGTTATTGTATGAGTATTTGCAGGATCAATAGAAGCAGTTGCCACTGTCACTGCACCGGTATTAGCAGTGGCAGCTACAACAGGTCTAAAATCAACTACATCTCTTAAACTTGATACAGAACCTGTTTTGGGAGATAGGAAGTTAGGTATATCATATGTTCTAATTTTATTAGCAGGTAGTGTTGCAGTAGTATCATCCACAGGATATGAGTTTGTGCTTATATAATAACCAGAACCATGTGTGAATAAATCAACACGTACTAACAAACAGTTGCTATTTGTTATAGAGATAGCGCTACCAGGCTTGAGCTTTAGTTGGGATAAGCCGTATATATTATCTGTCTGTCCATCAACTAATTGGAAGCTCGAAGCATAATTTGTTGAAGTATTAGAGTATGTGTTACTTGTCCCAACGTAAACAGCCTTGAGATTAAATACGTCAGGAATACCAAGTGACCATGGTCCTCTATTGTTGGCTGTAATACTGGTTGTAGATAGTTTAATATAAACATCTTTAACAACTGTCTTAGCTTTGTGGATAATATTTGATCCTGGAGATACCTTGACATTGTGGACAACAGACACAGCTGCACTTGCAGCTATTCCAGTACCCAAACTAATGGTTGCTGTGTTACCCTGAGCACCAATCGTGATAGAAGCACCTGCCCTATCCAGTCTAACAGGAATGTTAGCTGGGTAAGCTAAAGATATATTACCCGATGCTGTAATAGCACTACTCAAAGTCATATTAGTAGCGTTAGTAATTGATGTTACACGCACAATAGTTGTATTAGTTGAGAATTGAATATAATCACCAACCTCTAGAGCTGTTGCAAACGATGTTCCAGTTCCAGTTGTTACATTTCCAGATACTGTTGCAGATCCAGCAAGATTTACTGTACTAACAGCATTGACTGTTGGAATTACAATGAAGTCTTGCTCTTGGACTGTATTGAGGGTGCTGCCAGCTGTATAAGGGAAATAGTCGTACGTTCCAGATAACTGGATAGTGGTATTTCCACCGGTGCTAAACGAATTAGCCGTAACAGTTCTATAAATAAAGTCAGCATTGGATATAGCACTCACTGCGGTATAACCAGTTTGGAATACCATGGTATCATATGTAGTATCATTCAACGATACTCTTGACAAAGCTTGGAAGAATAAGTCAGCAACCGCACCGGTCTTCTGGATACTTCTCACACTTGAGAATCTATAACTTGCTGACATTACTATATCAAATAAGTATAATCTATACTGACAACCTGGAGTACCAACAGTACCAGAATGATATTCTATTGATCTAATCTTAGCTGTACCAATAATTGATCCAGGAGATGTTGATGATCCACCTATATTATCAGTAACATCCGTAGCAGCAGTATTTCTTAAATTTACTGTATCTCCATTTACGAACCCAAACACACCATGCACCTGTGAAACTAAAGCATAGTTACCATAGTTAGTAACGATTGATTGTTGTATGCCTGTTCTCGTATCAGTACCCTGACGAACATTTAATCTAATTGCATCATTTAGTTCTACTCTTTGACCATCTACGTAACCGACACCAGCGCTTATCACAGCCTTCAAATGTGTAGTATTACCAGTGATCTCTTCAGTATTGATAGTAAACGGCATTACAACATAATCACCACTCTCCTCAGCGGTGCGCTGTGCTAACTTCTTATCAATAGAATTAAACTCTGTTTCTGTTCTTCTCTTCGATACATTACCATTCTCAAACTCAATTAACTTAAAGAACTCTGTATTAGCAGCTGCATCTACCTTTGATAACACTTGCAGAGTTGGTGTTAATTTAAGTCTGTTAGCACCTGGTGCAGTGTAATTTGAATATCCCTGAGCATTATCAAGAAGTGTTGAATCTAAAGAATTATTTACTATTGATTCTTCTGTATAGAAACCTAATACAACATTATTTGGTGTCCTACTAAAGTTATCAACTATAATTGTTTGTTGATCTACTCTGACGAAATGACCTTTTTGGTAGATAATACCATCACTAATAGTAACAGCAGTGCCAGTACCAACAGGGTTAGTAGATGTACTTGTACCTGTTGTATTACTATTTGCTGAGAATGATCCATTACATACAGTAACTTGTGCTTCATAGTTAATAGCAAGTAAGTTAGCACTTGATCCAGTTGATGTATTAACAGTTATTGTAGGGGTAGTTATGTAGCCATTACCGAATGCAGAGAAAGTAATTGCTTTGATTGTTCCGTTGGAATATGTTGTGACATTTGCTTCAGCACCCGTACCACTTCCTCCAGTAAAAATAAGGAAGTCCGAGTTATCGTATAAAGTACCACCGTTAGTTATGGTGACACCAGTTAAACGGTAATCCTGATTGTATAGTGTTATTGTTTCGTTATTTGCAAAAGCTTTTTTCTGATTTGAACCAGTATTCAAATACTTGACAAATAGTAGATTTGTAACGGGATCTTGAGATTCAAGACCATTAACTGCATTAACCACAATAGCCTGTAAGTTAGAAGATGTATCTACAGCATAAAGATTAGCGTAATCAGAAGGTAGTGCTGGAAGACCATCAACTTTTAAATCATTAATCTTAATATAGGTGTAATTATAATCATACGAAAAGGTACAACCCTTAATGATTGTACCTTGCTTGTAGATATTGTCGCCAAAACGCTCGACCTGATTTTGAAGGATCGTCTGGAGCTGAGTTAACTCTCTAGCCTGGATAGGCACAGCCGGTCTGAAAAGAATTCTATGAAAGTTTTTATCTTCACTGTAATCATCGAAGTAAGGTGTTACATTAAAGTTTGTGTCGAGTGATGCCATTTAATCCTCTGTTAAAAATCAAGTACTAATTTGATTGTTTCTGTTTGCCCAGCAGTTTTGGTAATTGGAGAGAAGTTTTCAAGATATAAAATATTACCCGATCCATCTATAATATCCGGTCCAGCAGTATTTGTAACAAGGAATCGCGCATCCGACTCGTCACCCAACACGAAACGACTTGTATCTGGATCCGTGATACTGATAATTCCTTTTTTATTTACAACTCTTAAAACAGTATTGTTTGAACTGTAGTAATATCCATTACCGCCGTTTGCTTGAGTAATCAATTCATCCTCAGCAAAATTCTGTGCTGTCTGTAAAGAACCGGTTAATCTTACAGTTTGATCAAAGTAAGTACCTGGTTGAGATACGGAGTCAACAACAGCTGTATATCCTGACGCTTCACCTGTAACTAATCCCAGCGTACTATTTCCCTGCTGGAAAAACCCATGAACATTTGCTAGGACTAGCTGACCAGCGCTGAATGATACAACCGTACCATTCGCCACAGCTTGTTTATTTGTATTTAGCGTCGCAATTCCAGTTGCTGTTTCACCAATCAAATTATGTCCAGTCTGAGTAAGACCTTTTGTAAGATTTATTGCTGTCCCGTTAAGGGTGGAAGATAACTTTATACCTGTTGAATTTGCTTGTACAACATAATATGATGTGTTATTGGCTAATCCACTGATGACGGTATTACCAGTAGATGTACGATAAGTTACTATACTATTATTTTGGAATACATTGTTTGCAAGCGTAATGAACTCATCAGTATCATTGACATTAGTATTGGCGTTAAATGTGATAGCAGTAGGAGGACCAAAAGTTATAGTTGGTAACAGATATCCTGACCCACTATCAGTAACTCTTACAGAAGCAATTTTACCAGTAGAGTTAGCTATACCAAAAGCAGTTGCAAGGTTACTACTTACGCCACCAATGACAATGGCTGCGTTTGAAGTATATCCAGAACCTGGATTTACAACAACTACTTCAGAGATGGGAGAACCAAGATACTGAGTAATAGTCTCTCCTGTTTCAAAACCACCAGAGTTATTACTGATTGATAGATCAGCTCTCGTAAAGTTTGGATCACTAAGAATACCTACAACTCTAAAGTCATTCTCATCTATAATTTTACCATCAGATGCTCCACTATCAAATTTAGCACTTACACATATAGAATGACATCCTAACTCTGCAGCTGCGTTGCTACCATGACCACCTCTAGGACTAATAATCACAGTTGCCGCAGCACCGCCATCCAATCCACCTGTATTGCCACTAAATGTTACGCTAGCGTATGTATAGAATTCACCTCTATCCGTAATTTCAATTGAGTGTATTCCCTTAGTTGTAGTATTTACAACTGCACGCGCAAGAGCTCCGGATCCATCTCCTGTAATAGTAACAAGTGGAGATATCACATATGATGAATCCGTTGTTGGCTCCACATCGAATTGTGTTTCTACTGTCACAACTCTTACTGTACCTGATACAGTATATCCAGTAATCTTTCTTTGTTGACCAGCTCCCACTCCAGCAGTTATCTTCAGTGCACTCATATTATAAAAGTTAGCGTTTGAAGAAGCTGTGGAAGGATCTATTGAAAAGGATCTTGGATTACCAAAAGTTGCAATCTCTTGGAAAGTTCCACTAGAGGTGGCAATATAGTTATTTCCTGAGCTAGTAATCTCAATATTCTCTATACCACCATTGACAGCGTTGGCTACAACATTAGCATCTGGATATACTGGAATAAAATCAGCAGTTGCAAACTTATCAAAATTTGCTGGAGTGATAGAATACATATACTTCCACTGATAACCATCAGCTGAGAAATAGAAGTCATCTCCTGCCGATGTCTCAGTCAAACTTGGAGCTATAGTTGAACTGGCTCCTTTATTATTATCAAGACACTTAAAGACATTGTAAGCAGAACCTTCATCAACAACAACATAGAACGCCTTATCTTTTAGATTAGTGGCAGTGTGAGTATACTTAGTATATACTGTGCCAGTCACCCAATCGTATCTAGGAACAACTCTAATAACGTCGTTTGCAGTAACGCGTCGTCCGTATAACATATTATCATAACTATCAACCAATACTGTTTGAGTATTATCCTGAATCTCAGGTGGGTTGTTGTCATCACTAAAAGGAAGAGGTGCACCTATAAAACAGTAGTAGATGTTGAAGTTTTCTTCTGTGAAAGATTCTATGAAGTGCTCGATACTGAACAACCTCATGTTATTTGTAATTAGTAAGCTCATGTTTCTATAGTTACACCGGTAGTTGTAATAGACAAGTTAGCAGTGGTTGTTTTAATCATTGATCCAAACAACTTAGTTCCTGCCATGTGAGTTAGTTTTTTGAGGGTGTCTCTGTACAGTTCAAGAGGCAGAGCTGATTTTACCTGATACGAATAGAATTGGTAGAAATCACCATCATGGATGTATTTATCGCTGTTTAAAAAGCCTCTTGTAGATTTAAAGTATCCCTCACCAACACCCTGATTAATTAGGTTAACAGTAGCTTCTGCAACTATTTCTGTTGTTTCTTTTCTAATTATAACAATCTCATCTTGCTCGTATGCAAGACCGGAATTGACAATTGTTATGTCTGTTATTGCACCAGTTGCTACACCTGCGTAAGCATTTACAATACCGTTATTACCAACGAATAGTGTGTTAGCATCGTTAACAATAAATCTAGCGTTAGCTGATGCACCTGATATTTGTCCACCAAACCTGACACCTTCTTTGAAAGTAGCGCTAAGTGTGATAGGTCGTATAGTCATGAAAGTACTGTCAGCGTTAATAATACTACCACGTGCAATCTTCAAAAAGGTATTTGAAATTGCAGTGTTTACGAAGTAGAACAAATCAGAAGGAATGTTTCTTACGGCGTTGTTGACCTTGAATAGAGTATTGGAACCTGTGATTAGTACTGAGTTAGAAGAAAGTGTTAGTACTGTGTTATTTGTGATACTTGATACTCTATATACAGCACCGTTTCCAGAGAACTTGATGAAGTCATTAGCTGCAACTTCTGTTGTGAAAGACGTACCAGTACCATTGACTTGTGGGCTTGTGAGGTTAGATGTTACAGTTCCTGTTAGAACAGTACTAAGAGTGGAGTTAACAAAAGGTACATTAGTTTCTACTCTAACAAAGGATGTATTTGACTGAACAATATTTGCGTATATATCACCAGATCCAGTATTCTGTACCATTATCTCAAAAGCCGATGGTGCCAATGCTGATCCAGAAATCCTCATATCAAAACAGTTAGAAGATACTTCCTGAGTTACATCCTCAGCTGCAACAAAGGTTCCATTCTGAGTATCAATTTGGATACGTTGATCGCGGAGCTCATACTTGTATGTGAATGGGTCTCTTAGCAAAACAAAAGGATTGATGTTATAATTAGAACCAGGGTTAATTCCTGTGATGGATTTAATAAAACCAATCTCATAAGGCACTCTTGTTAAAGCATATATGATGATGGTAGATATATTTGCTGTTGGTAATTTAGGAAGACCAAAAGATGTAGAATTCAATGATACATTAAGGTAATCAGCAATTAAGTCTGTATTAATAACAATAGAGTCTTCTGTCTCTATCGGACCAATCTCGTATCCAGCACCGGAACCCCTACCAACAGTTGATACATTTGCAGTCACTCCAGATACAGACCCATAGAGATAGTTATATCCATTTGCAGAGAATGAATTAACGTTGCTATAGACACCCAATCTTGTATTAGTTGATCCTAGCACAGAAGCAGTGGCCGATACGTTTGTAACCAGCGTTATGACTGCATTAGTATCAACTATACTTGTTGCACCTGTAAAACTACCTGACTCAACAATAACCATAACACTACCATTAGCTAAAGAAGCATCATTAGCAAAAACATCTGGACCGTTTGTGGTCAATGTAAGTGTACTATCATTTTGAACAGTACTAACTTGGAAAGTGGCTGTACAAGCTTGAAATTTAATAAAATTATTGTTGGCTATCTCACCTGTAAACGATGTCTGTAAACCCGTTACTACATTGGATGTTGAGTTAGCAGATAATCTTCCAGTAATCGTCTTTTGTGTTTTACCAAGTACTCTACCGGTTGCAACATTGGCAGTAGAGTTAGCACCAACAACTAATCCACCAAACGCAAAGTTAACAGACGAGTTATTGAAAGCTATGTTAGACATTGGCTGAATAACCGTCTCGAACTCATAGAAGTCTCTGATATCTGAGTTGGCAGATGCTTTATTTTCAATACCTAGTGTTAGATTAGCAGTAGTTGTTTGAGTATTTGAACCATAACAGGTTCCACCATACAACAAAGTAAATCTGACCTTGCCAGAGGCAATTTCCGTACCGTCAATTCGTGCCTTACCCAATTTACCTTTTCTATTAGATATTACATCAACAATATCACCTATCTCAAAATCTTGACCCTGGTTAATAATATCAACACTAGTCATTGATCCAATAACAAACGGACAATCAGATAAGTTACCATCACTTGATATGATTTCATTAAACAGGAAATTACCTTTGACTGCTGAGAGATATAATATATCGAAGAATCTTCCGGAAACAGATCGTCTACCAACACTCTCTACAAATGCTGTGGCACCGGAAGTAGATCCAGTAATAAACTGATTGAGGAAACTACTTGTTTTAGATGATAGTGAAACTTCAAGATAAACAGGAACATAATACTCACCATCTGATGCTTTGATAACATCTTTACCTGGTAGGTATATCTCAGCGTCTGAAGCTCCATATATCTCTTTAAGCGCTAGCTTCGTGCCTTGCTCAGTTCCTTTGGATGTGAAGAAATCAGAGGAGAACTTAATATTTGATTTGGTACGCTCTTCATAGAATGGAGATGATGTAAGATACTTGTTTTTATAAAATACAAGGAACTCATCAAGAGTCTTATCTATATCACGATACTCTAATAAGTTTCTTGTATAGAAAGTTACATTATTAGTCTGCTGAGTCCAGTTGTAGTATTCTTTTACAAACTCAACAAAGTTATTACCCTGCTCTCTATAGAATTCAGGAAAGTGGTTGCTAACTTGAATAGCAATGTTATCTTCTATATCTCTCATCTTGTATCCGGCACCATATTAATTAATACATCTTCTGTACTTAGAATTAATACATTTTGAAGAGTTGAAGAGAAGTCCATTGATGCCATCTTTGCATATAATTTAATTGCTCCACTTGTATAGCTTGTCACATTGAGACCAGTGATTACTATCTCACCTGTTTCATAATTTATAGTACCTACCTTTCTAACTTCAACGTGATCAGTACCTGAACTTCTAACCATACGTATGTTACCGACACCATCATCTTCCAACTCTACTGTGAGTCCTTCTGATACAAAAGGAGTGGAGCTTATACCATGATCGGATACTATAGCGTGACTTGATTCGGACGGTGTTGTTGGTAGAATGGATGCATGAAAATTGATAGCAAAATTAGTAGGAGTATCAATTGTTGGTATTAAGTTAATAAACGCTAGTACATTTGTATCATTGTTAATGATACTTGAGTCTGCGGAATCTATTGAGGTTACAAAGTTACTATACCTAAATGTTCTATTAAAATCATTCAAGTATGTTGTGTTGAATTCAGCAATCTTCTGAAGTACTTTTGACTTGATCTGCTCATCATTGAGAGTTGTAACATTAGGGTCATACTTTACTGTGGAATCAATGAACAGGTATACATAATCAGGATCAACAACTTCCACTGAGAATCCAAGTGGTACTTTATCTTGTAGGTATGTAATATAGCTAGCCTTTTTACCGTTTGGTACTTCAGCATAGCTACTTGATTTTACCGATACAAAAATCTTACCAAACTGAGGTGGAGATTCTTTTTCCCCTCCATATACACTAATAGCTTGTATTTCTGGAAACTCTCTTGTCAGTAATATCTCAAAATCACCTTCAGTTATAGCACGCTCTTGTGTCTGAAAACTTCTAGGTGCATTATATTTGATCGACTCTATGGACTCGCTGATTGAACCACCAGATGCCTCAGCATTAATCACTATTGATACATTAGAGTGTCCATCAATACTAGAGTTATTAATAAAGTTATCAACACCGTTTGGTAATTCACCATTACATACTCTATACGTTACGTCAATAATAGCACCATTTTTTGGTAGCCGTCCGTATGAGTTATCACCAAAGATAACTTCATAGGCTTCATTCTCTGCAGATTGAATAAAAAATACTTGAGTATTTCCATTGACTCCAAAAAGAGAAAATCCTTGTGTATATACGTACACATTTGCGCCGCTGTTTTCAGTGACGGTCATCTCAATACTGGTCGTGTCAATGTTAGGATTATTAAGTACAAACCTCTGGTTAGTTATTGCATCATTTTTAATAAACGTATCCGTTGAATAGCTTCCCTCATATATTAGTATGTTATTTGCATAAAACACTCCACTAGCA